AGCTCTTGTTCAATTTCTATCTGGCTTATGGGTGATGTTCTCATTATTCCCCTTGTTCCTCGATTGGTGTCCAATCTACCTTGGCTAAAGCATCCATGTTCTGTGCTGGCCAATTAAATCGTGGTTTACCTATATGTGCCAAGCCCATCTCCTGCAGAATCCATGCATCACATCTGTCGTCGGCTCCTGGGTTTTGCCAAACAATCCCAGTACGTGCGGATATGGATGAAATTACTTCGTTTTTTGAGGCGTTTCCTTTTCCGGTTGCAAACTTCGCTCGGCAAGTTGGGGGTATTGTCACATATGGGATTCCAATTTGCCACAGCAGCAAGCGGACCACTCCTCCTAGCTCCCCAATGGAGAAAGCCTGACCACTGCGTGAAGCAAATGAGTAGCCCTCAAGCATGACTGCCTTTGCGTCATATTTATTGATTAGGGATTCTATTTCCCTTTTCACTAGCCATAGTCGTTCCGGCCCAGACTTGTTAAACGAGATAACTCCTGATTCATCGCCAAACGCATACCCAGTTGACGTTAGGGATAGGTCTAGTCCAAGAAAATCGTTTATCACGATGACATACTAACCTAAAAGCAAAAACCCACCGAACATCCAGCTAGTTCGGTGGGTTAAATTCGAACCGTTTGCGGCGGCTCAGAATCATTGCCGTGTAGGAACACTCGACTCTTGGACCACCGCCTTTCTTCCGTGAAGGGTAGATATCGGCTAGACGAATAAAGGTTAGCACTTATGTTATGCACCAATAAGTGAAGAGCTTTTAAATAATGTTTAAATAAAACAAAAGACGCAAAAGCCGAGTGAGTCTCCTCACCCGACTTTCGCGCCTATAACGGTCCTAAGAATTACAACGATACACCTGTATTAAATACTGAAAGTGTTAATTATAAAACTATAAAAAATTATCTTTCCCAGCCGTGCTTTGCTAGGCCCAAATCAAAAGCAAGCTGTGGATAATTGCCGATTCTTACATGGCACAGCCTGCAAACTGCAAGTACATTTTCCTCATCGAGTATTGAGCCACCCTGAGAGCGTCTAATTATTTCATGCACATCATTGCTCAGATGTTGATTGTATGTTGACTTTCCGTCGTGTGATGCAAAAACCTTACATGCCTCACATGCCGGTCTTTCCCTCAAGATTCGTTCAACGAATTTACGTCGTTCAACATATATCTCTTCGGTTTTTGCACTTCTTTTTTTAGGAGGGCCACTTCTCTTGATTGGTTTGTTTCTTCGAATCATTAGGCACCTCGCGCATCATGGATTTACATCACAGTGAATCGACGTCAATATCGTCAAATGTCCACTTATTATCAAGAGTATCCCACAGCGAACGGTCTATCGAGGTATCTTCTAGGTCAAAATCACGAAGCATTGCTCGATGCCTCGCTATTGCGCGCCTCAAGAATTCAACCTGCTCCCAACCATCGTTTTGCATTTCCTGACCAGTTGAAATCATTACAGCAACCTCGTCAAGGCGTCTATCAACGTGAAACTTAAACCTTTTTATTCTTGTCGCTTTCGTCTCGTAGTAGGAGCCAGCTTCACGGCCCAACTTCGTCCCAGCCCTACCCAAAGCACTGTATCTAGAGAGGTCTGATTTGGAATCAGATTCAATATCTTCAATTTGACGTCCAAGATTTTCCGAGAGTGCTAATAGTGCATCTCTCCATTTTTCCCAGTTTTCTCGCTTCATTAATTCTTTTTTATGCAGTGGAGAGAGCTTGTTCTTTACCTCTTCTGCCACCATGCGCGCAAAAGCATCATCATTAATAATCATTTACTTTTCCTTAATTCCAGGCTGGACAAAAAGATTTGTACCCGCACCATCCACACAGAACAGATTTCTTTGCTTCAAAATCACCAGAGACACAACGCTCATCAATTCCTGATTTTGTTTCTTGAATTTGTTCAACAACCCTGCTTACGTCTGATGGGGTTATTTGCATTTCAAACCTAACCCCATCTTTCAGGTACAGGAGTTCTGCTGAAGATTCATCTGACTCAATACCGATACTTGATAAGAGCTGAGAATAAACAATCAACTGAAAGAACTTATCCTCAAGGTCCATCTTTCTTGGCGTCTTGCCAGTTTTGTAATCGCTAATCTTTGGCGCTCCAGTGAACTTGTTCTGCGTTAGCCTGTCGATGAATCCACGAATCTTGACTCCACCAATTCCTCCGCTAACAAACGATTCAAGACTGTGTGGGGTTACTAGTGCTGGGTCTTCTAAACGCCATAGATTTTCGACACACCACCATGCAGACCATCTGAACAATTTTAAGTTCTTTTCATCGGTGACGATTTCTTGAACCTGAACAGCCCACTTCGTATCCCACTGCTCTTTGGCAATTATTTTTGCCTGTTGCTGTGTTCTGAATTCTGGTGGAAGTTTGTACATTTCCTCAAGAATGTCGTGAACAAAGTTTCCAAGAAGCGCTTCCTTGCCACTCGGGTCTTTGATGTTGTCAATCTTGCTGTACTTAAATTTCAATGGACATTGATTAAATGTTGAAATTGAAGATGGTGAAAGGAACTCTGGCGCCTTTAGGCCTGCACCTGAATTATTTGTTGTCGACATATTTGCCACCAAACTGAAGTCGCAGGGCTTCTACTACGAGGGCCTGCAGGTCATCAAGTGACGCTGTTGTCTTTGTCGGCTTTGGCTTACCACCGCTATGTGTTGACCAGAACTCATTGAGTTCATTCTTTTGCTCTTTGGTGAGTGCTTTTGTTATTTCAACAAAAGTATCCCACTTCTCTTCAAGCTCTGTTTTTGGTGCTGTTTCAACTGGCTCTGGTTGATGGGATGTCAAGATGCCAGCTTCCATTGCGTCCTCAATATCCATAGCGTCCGCAGAACGTGATAGGTACAAACCAACACCAAGGCTTTGGGCTGCTTTCTTGAAAGCGTTTGACTCCGCACTCTTATATGCGTCACCAAGGTTAACTATCTGACCTTGCTTAGTGCGCATAATCTTTGCTCCGTCAATTCCATCGCGAATTACTGCGTCGGTACCATCCGTGAAGTGCAATGTAATGCGAACATGGGCGATAACCCAGTCGGTATCGATTGGGTCGCGTTTGCACTCGATTACTTCGCGCGACCACTTCCTACCAAGTACCTTGATGAGGCGATTGGTCACTTCACTGACTGGAATGAACTTTAGGTTGACCCCCGAAAGGTTCATTACTTTTTCCATCTCCTCTGGAAATGGTGCATACAACGCCTGCATGATGGCTTGTTCGTTTACTTGTTGCTGTTCCATAGTTGGTTCTATCTCCTGTTTCTAGTGGTTATTTTGCTTTGCGTACAATAATGCTTGTCTTAAGGTCGCCAACCTCACAATAATTGTCGGGATTAATCCCAATTTTATTGAGTTCTTTTACTCTCCAGTAGGACGGAGCGCAATATGTGAGCATATCCAGCGCAATGTCATATGGTGATTTTGTCACTTCGCCAGTGTCCATGTCAACAGACATCTTTATTAATTTGTCTGCAACAGCAGAACCAAGGTCCTTGTGCTTCCAGCCCTTGCGTTCGTAAGATGATGTCTTTTCAATCTTTACGCCACTTGAAAGATTTACTTCTTGTTCATTGCCAATAATCCTACCCATTGCAAAAGAGTAAGAATCATAAACCATCGCCAAGTCGCGCTTTAAAAAATTCAATTCTGCCAGCAATTCACAGGCCTCAACCATGTCTGGACCAGAGTCTGTATATTCCATCAATTCGGAATCGAGCTCAGCAACGAGCTTTTTAATAAGGTCTAATTTCTCATTGTTCATTTTAATATTCCTTGTGGTAGTGGGTCTATCTCTACAGCAGTATAGAAACTCTTCTGCGCTGTGGCAACCCGAGACCAGTTAAAAATGTAAAAGCCCCAACAGCAGAGTCGACCTGGTCATCATGGTCGCACGATTCCGGGAATGACGAAAACTCGTCAAGCCAACTCGACAACCACGGAGCCCTGACTATTCTCACATTTCCGTTAGCTACGGCAGCCGCAAATGGTCTCGCCCTTGTTTCTTTATCTCCAGTTGACCGAATTGCCGAAAAATCGTAACCAGGAAGCACGTATCTTGCATACTGGTCGGCTAGAGCCTTGCCCGAAGAGCCGGGCTCCTGTTCCATGCGTATAGCAACCCCATGACCATCCTCTAGCGCCGTTTGCGCCATTAGCTGCTCAACCTTCTCGCCTTTGACGCGGGCTCTCCTGACGTCCAGGATGTAGGAAATACCCTCGTCAAGAAGCATGAGCGTCCCTACGGTCCAGTCTGGGTCTGGATTAGATGGCGTTGGCTCCGATGCGGCAAGGTCCCAAAATCTCACGACCCTGGCGGAGCTTGTTATTGGCGGTAGCTCGTTTGAATCTATTATCACGAATGAGGTTCTATCGAAAAGGGAGCCGAGAGTTGTGCTCCACCAGTCACCCTCCTCAAGTCTGCGTCTTTCGATTGGGTCTAGAGCCTGGAGGGCTTGGCGGTAGGAAACAGCGTCAATTCCTGGGTTATCCGTCAGTTTTGAGGGTACGAAAATCCTCCCCTCCTGCATGCCTTCAACTATGAAGCGCTGCCTAACCCAATTGGGAGCAGGGTTTGAGGCGCACCTCATTCTCAGGGGTATCTGAGAAACTGGACCACTGGCAGGGCGGCGTAAACGGGAGAACAGGTAGCGATAATCGGATTCCCTGATTTCGGTAACCTCGTCCATGCCGATGAATTGGAATTCGGAACCTTTATAACGAAGATAGTCATTTACGTTGTTTAGGTAGCCGAAGGATATTCTTGCACCAGATGGGAACGTTGCAATAAATGTATTGCTATTCCAGTGAATGTCATCATAGTTAGACATCCATGATTTGAATCGGTCCATCAAGGCTCCGGGCAGGGAGAGGTCAGCAAAGGTTCTACGGAAAAGAATGGCCGAATATCCAGGAACATCCACGTATTGCAGGGCCGACATCAACAAGGCGGAAGATTTTCCTCCACCAGCAGCACCTCCGAATAATGCCTCAAGGGAGTGTGTGCGCAAAAATACTTTTTGGTTTAGTGACGGTTCTTCAGGGCAGAAGGGAGTTTCCTTGGGCGTGAGGTACTTGAGTACTTCCTCCCAGTTCGGTTTATTAGCCATCAGCTATGCATTCCCTAGTGTCGTATGTTGTTTTTATAGGCTACTGTATGTTATATGCCCAAACTAAGAACTCTGCCTAACAAATTCACCATTTGGCTCAAACCAAAATTAACTAGGCGTACGTTCGCTAATGTGTTCATGGTTTCATTTATACTATGTACAAGTATTGGAGCAGGTTT